ACCAAAAATGAAGCACACCACCTTTCTGTATTCTCCTGAAGACTTTTCCATGGACGCATCCACTTCCGCAATGATGGCAGAACGTAGCCTCGGCATCTTTTCGCCGCTTGACATTGGCCCTGAAGCCTTTGCCAAGGCTTATGAGCTTCCCATTGGCGATCACGTTGAGAAGAACTACAAGGGCCTGTCCTATTTGTCTTGGCCTTTTGCCTTCCGCTACTTAAAGGAACAATTCCCGACGTTGTTTGTGGCCTTTGAAGAAAGCACTGCAGGCTGGCCCGTATTCGGCCAAGAGGGCTGCTGGCTGCTGCGTCCCTATCTTACGGACGGCATCAAACGCACGCCTGCGCTGGTGTTTCCGCTCATGGACAATAAGCACAATGCTCTCACGAAGCTTGATGCTCGTGCAGTCAGTGACAACATTCAACGCGCCAGCGTGAAGGCCATTGCTACTTTCACTGGCCTTGGCCTGAAGCTCTATGCCGGCGAGGACATTCCGAAAGCAGACGATGAAAAGGAACTTCCCAAACTCCCGCTCCAACAGGAGGCTCCGAAGCAAGCTACGCGGGCAAGCGCGAAGAAAGAGGGAGCTAAGGCTCCTGCTGAGCCTGCTGGAAAAGGAGAAATTGCTCCCGCCGATGGAGCCAGTGAGTTCGATGGCAAGGCAGCGCTTCTTACCATCTGCAAAGCTAATCCCCTCGGACTGCCAGATGATCGCACCAGCATGATGGCAGGAAAGGCAGCGTTGCAGCATCTTGGCCTCAATAAAGGCGAAGACATCAAGGACGCCTCAATCCTGGCAGACGTGGTGACCACCATGGTGAGTCAATGGCTCAGCAAGGAAGGCATTGCCACCAGCAAAGATGAAATGAAGGATGCCATCGGCAAGCTTCGTTCCATCTGCGAACTTGGCACTGCTGAGGAAGTGGTGCGTGGCATCACTGCCTTTGTAGAAGCAAAAAAGTGATCATTGCGGCGGCCCGTTTCGCACGGGCCTTTGCCGGCTCCATTGTTGATGACAGCCCTTCGTTCTATCCTGACGATGCCCCTTCCTCTTGACCATCGCCCCGTTGATTTCTCGCTGCTTAGTGCATGTCCAGCTTGCGAAGCAGGGTGGCAAGCTGATCCTATTCCCAAGGAAAGCCAATGGCTCTATGGCAATGCAAAGTTCTTTTCTCGCGTAATGGGCATTTACGACAGAGACAAGGACTGCACTGTTGCTTGGCAATGTCCCGATTGTTGTGCAAGGTGGGACAGAGAAACTGGCAAGAGGATTAGCAATGGGGAGAAGATAGTGTTGCGGCCTAAGGAATGGAGATGAATGCCACCAACCGTTGCACACAATAGCCATGAAATTCATTGGAAATCTGCGCCCAGAGCAGCTCTCTGGGTACAAAAAAGCATCGTCGCTATCCGTGAGTCTCGCAACTATGGACATTGGACAAGTTGAAAGCGGGGATATTGCTACAAGTAAGTGCAAACGCTTGCACGAGCTTCTTACATCACAAGGGTATGGCATCAGAGAGAGTCTGCTGTCTTGGGATGAGCCTGCCCTAGTTGCGGCGAAAGGAAATGTCCCGCCACACGCTGACAGAGGGCTAGGATTGATTGCCTTTTGGTTGCTACACAAGCAGCCGCTCAGCACGAGAAGAGAAAGCAAAGAGGCCCAACTTTTTGTAAATGATCCGTGGCTGTTCACTAATCAGCGTCATACATCCATGAAGGTGGGGGATGTTGTAGTGTTCAACGCCAACGCAACTCATGCGTGGATGTGTGATGGCGGCATTTATGCCATTAGTCAAACAATTTCTCGCTCCCCAAAAACATCTGGCCTGTTTCGACCTTTCTCTTGAAGCAACAATGACACGCACCTTTCATCACATTGCCCCACAACGCATCCGCCTGAATGGACGTAGACATTATGTTATGGCCGATTGCCCAGGCGTGCCTGATGGGAAGGTGCTGCCAAGCGTCACCACTGTGCTTTCGTCTATGGCCCCAGTCAGTAAGACCATGGCCATCATCAACTGGCGGAAGAAAGTAGGCGACGAAGAGGCTAATCGTCGCACAAGACTTGCTGCTAATCGTGGCACTTGGCTCCATGCCATCATGGAAGATTGGTTTGGCGACGAAGACATAGAGCACCATCTTGATAAGGCTCCCGATTGGAAGCCTTATTTTGAAAGCGTGGTGCCATTTCTTGAGACCATTCAATCACCATTGCTTTTGGAAAGTGCAGTCGGATGGTATGACGAAGGCAAGGCAATCGGGTTCAGTGGAACTCTTGATATGGTTGCACAAATGACTGACGGCTCTATTGCTCTGGTCGATTGGAAAACCAGCTATAAAGAGAAGCCTGATTATCAGCTTGCTGATTACAAGAAACAACTTGGAGCCTATTCCATGGCAGTGGAGGCCATGTACGGGCAGCCCATTGACAATGCTTGGTGCGTTATTGCCTGTTTTGATCCGGAAGCCAAAGACAGTGAGCTGACCATGCAGCTCGTCCATCTAAACGAGGCTGAACTGGTCTGCGAGCAGGCAGTGTTCACCAGCACCGTGCAGAGGTTTTTCGCCGCCCACTACCCCGGAGGCCGAGCGTTTGACATTCTGGCGGACAAGGGCTAAGCTGGGCAAGCCCACAAGGGCGCTACGGACAACCACCAACTACGGACATGGCTAAGCCTCCTTTCACTTTCGCAATCGACGTGCCTGTCGAAGTCCTCAAGGAACTCCAGGCCAAAGGCAAGAACGATCGCGGCATGTATCAGCTTGATGCTGCCGTGTGGCCCGCTCGTGAGCGGCGCTCCGATAAAAGCCCCCACTTCACTGGCACTGTCAAGGTGAAAGGCGGCACCTCTGACAGTAGTAAGGGCTATGTGAGCATGTGGGACAATGGCGGAGGCAGTAGCGACGACCTTCCTTTCTAAGCCTTTCCCATCGTCTTCTATTCCGGGCGCTTCGGCGCCCTTTCTTTTCTCTAACGATGACTTTCCTCAACGACCGCCAAATCAGCCGCCTCGCTGATCTCGATATCTTTCAGCCGTATGTTGGCGAAAAGCGCCGCACACTGGACGATGGCACCAAAGCAATCAGTTATGGCCTGTCCCAAGCTGGGTATGACATTCGCCTGTCACCTAAGCAATTTCTAGTCTTTGAGCTGGACGATGAACTCAACAGAGTTACTCTTGATCCAAAACTGTCCGATTCAACCATTCCCTACGACGCAGCTCTTGTCCATGGAGAAAATGGCAGTTTCTTTGAGCTTCCTCCCCATAGTTTTGGTCTTGGCGTGAGCCTTGAACTGATCTCTATGCCGCCAAGCATTCTTGGCATTTGCGATGGGAAAAGCACTTATGCTCGCTGCGGCATCATCATCAATGTGACGCCCATTGAGCCTGGCTGGTCTGGTTATTTGACCATGCACATCGCCAATCCTACGCCTTTCCCGGCTCGCATCTATGCCAATGAAGGCATTGTGCAGGTGATGCTGGTGCAACTTTCCAGCAACGTGGCGCAGGCTTACACAGGCCACTATCAGGATCAAGGCGCTAAGGTGCAGCTAGCAGCCGTGTGACGCCTTGAGCGCTCTTGAAGATCAGTTCCTTGGCCTTTGGCAAGCCCACTATCCTCAGCTCAATTTAGAGCGAGAATACAGCTCCATCGAAGCTTGGGAGAAAGATTTTCAAGAGCGCTATTCACGCTCCAAACGTTCCAAACGCTATCGTCTTGACTTTGCTCATCCCGACAGCCGCACCGGCATTGAAATCCAAGGTGGCGTTTACAATCGTGGTCGCCACGTTACTGGTTCGGGCTATGAAAGAGACTGCAAAAAGTACAATCTTGCCTATACCAGCGGCTGGACGATCTTCCTTCTCACCGCCCAAATGACCAAGGAAACTTCTTGGCTTTCGCTAATTGCTTCTCATATTTCTGCAGCGCCTCGCCGGCTTGCGTGAGCAGTTCATCTGCCGCACGCAGCGAGCTTTCTTGCGCTGCCATGGCCTGACGAAGCTGGATGTTCTCCAGCATCAGGCTTTGCATGGCGGTGCCTTGTGCAATATGGCTTTCCCAGAGCTGGACTGCTACGGTGCGGAGCTTTTCCTTGTCGTCGCAGTTCTTGAGGAGGCGACGCTGGGAATCCAGCAGGAACTCACGCTCTGTGCTGTGCTCAAACGGACCCATCCAGGCCACTCCATCACGACCATTCAATGATAGCCTCACTGGCAGGGCAAACTTCGTCATTGGACAATTAGCTCTCCCATAAGACTAACGCTGGGTCGGGAGGAGGCGATGGGGAGGGCCGAAATGGTTGGTGGTGCTTGCCGAAAAGGCAGTGACAGACTACGATGGGCAAGTCGATGTTCCTCGCATGAACTCCTCTTCCATTGATCCCCTTGGTGACGGCCTGAGCCGCGTGGTGCTGCTCGACTCCATGGGGAACAGTCTGTCTGTCGTAAACGATGCTAGGCAGAGCTTTGACAATCGTTCTGACGAATGGTCTGAGCGTGACACAAGGCTCATTAACTACCTCGCCAAGCACCATCACACTTCTCCATTTCGTGGAGTGGTGTTTAAGTGGTGGGTGAAAGCTCCGCTGTTTATTGCTAGGCAGTGGTGGAAGCACGTAGTAGCATCAACGTACATTGATGATCAACTGGGCTGGAATGAGAAGAGTTTTCGCTACTGTTCTGCCGAAGAAGTGGATTTCTACGTACCCTTGCAGTTCATGAAGCAGAGCGAAAGCAATCGTCAAGCGTCAGACGGCCCTGCTGGCGACCGAGAGGCTGCCATCGCCTTCAGTGCCTACGCAGACGCCATCCAGGCAGCGCGTGAGGCTTACTCGGCAATGTTGCTGGCAAGCATCAGCAAGGAGCAAGCACGAGGCGTTCTGCCTGCCTGTATGTACACGACCTTCACGTGGACGTGTTCCTTGCAGGCTCTGTTCCATTTCGTCTCCCTACGCATTGGCAAGGATGCCCAAGGGGAGATTGCCGCCTATGCCAACGCCCTGATGGAGCTTGCTCGTCCAGTGGCGCCTGAAGCCTTTGCCGCCTTTGAGGCCAACAACTACCAATTCTGATTATGCACAATCCCATCAACCCCTCTCATTACACTTTTGGTGGAGTGGAATGTATTGAGGCCATTGAAGCATCAATGAGCCCAGAAGCCTTCAAGGGCTTCCTCAAAGGCAACATTCAGAAGTACGTTTGGCGCTACGAGCAAAAAGGAGGCGTAGAGTCGCTCAAGAAAGCCCAATGGTACTTGCAGCATCTCATTGCATTCTGCGAAGCAGAAGAAACCAAAGCGGCCACAATCTACGAAGCCGTGAAGGAGATGACAGCGATGGGAGAAGAAGCCAATTACGACCCCGACGACTATATGATCAGCGGCTGTCCCGATGGTTTCTGCCCCATGCCAAATGTGCGTCAAGGACCGTCTCAGCCGATGTTCTCCCCCATTGGCTAACTAGCTAAAGCAAGTTGCAAAGAAGGCGGCCCGATAGCCGCCTTTTCTTTTTGGCCTTCATGCACTGCCTTTTGATTCTGTTCTATCCATTCTTCCCAACTGCCAATGTCAGTGTGGGCGCTCACGAAGCTATGGGCATGAATCCAGGCGAGCAGGATTTCTTCTCTATGCTGATTCCAATGCTCTAGCGGACGCCACCATTCAAAAAGCGGCAAGTTTGACTTAGAAGAATTACAGGAAAGACAAGCCGGAATGGTATTCCACTTTGCATAGTGAGGCCCTCCTTTACTCTTTGGAACAATGTGATCGAGCGTCAGTCGTTCATTCCACTTACCACAGTAAGCACAAGCACAATGGCCGAATGGTCCGCGCAAGGGATAGTCCTCAAAGATGCTTTTTCTGAACCTACGTTTTGCTTCTGAAGGGCGTAGTTCAACGAGAGAATGGAGCAGTTCATTAGGCCCACTTCCCTTCGGCATGGAACTATTGCTTTTCCTTAAGCATAGTCAGGCGCTGGGAATGACTGGCAGTGTCTAGAATCAAAAGGAAGTATAAAAGGCTGATGACTCCTTGGCAGGAAAAACTTGCAAACATTGCTGCCACTGTCACGGCTGGAATGCTTCTCGCCACTGGTGGCATGATGATCACCATTGGCAATCAGCAGATTCGTATTACGACACAGATTGAAGGGCTCACCAAGGAGCTGGGCCACCTCACGGAAAACATCAAAGAGCTAGAAACGCGAGTAAGAAGTCTAGAGGTGCGGAAGCCATAGGCTTGCTAGCATTATTGCAATAATGGAGGCACTTCCATGGGCGCTATTGAATGGTTCGTTATTGGCGGCATCATCGTTGCTGCCATTGACCAAGTAATTCAGCACACCCCTTACAAAAGCAACAACATCGTCCAACTTGTGCTGACTGCCCTTAAGGCAGTGTTCCGCGCTAAGTCCTGATAATGACGACCGTTGTCAATTCTTGGGAGGGCGTTAGCTCCCATGCCAAGCGCGTGGGGGCTAAGTTTCCTGAACTTGTCGCAGCACAATGGTCACTAGAAAGTGGCTTTGGTAAGCACACTTCTGGCAAGAACAATTTTTTTGGACTCAAGGGACACGGCACGGTTACCGCCACGAAGGAGTTTTATGACGGTGAGTGGGTGGAGACAAAGGCGGGGTTTATTGATTTCCCTAGTCTTGCCGCTTGCATTGAATATCTAATTACTCGCTGGTATCTGGACTGGAGGGGCTACAAGGGCGTGAACAATGCGCCCACAAGGGAAGACGCAGCCAGAATGCTGCAAAGCGAAGGTTATGCCACTGATCCTGGCTATGCAGACAAGCTTATCCGCTTGATGAATCAACATGCTCCACGAACAATGACAAACTCTTCTCCCATT